TTTATTGATTTTAATCGTAAGGTTTATGGATTGGGCGTTGATACTTCTATGAGTGCACCAATAAAAGAGTTTGCAATTAATAACCCGTTAATGTCTCCCGGAAAATTTTTAGAATCAACAGATTTTTCAAAAATTAACCCAGCATACGCAACAAATGCAAATTATGCTAAAGGCATTTCGCAGGGTGAAGATTTAATCAGCACATTAAAAGTTGGAACACCGGAATATGATATTGCTCAAAAAGTTATTGCAACGGCACGACAACAAGGCCAAAATCCAAGATTACTACTAGCAAGTGTTTTACATGAAACTGCGGGGTTTAAACAATATCCACAAAATAATCCGGGCGGTGTAAAGCCATCGGCAGCTATAAATCAATTTATTAAAAATAACCCGGATACAAGAAACGTATTAACGCAACTAAAGAGTACGAGAGAGCAGTTATTTGATAGCAAAAATCCATTGACTATTAATAAGTTAAAGGAGATGTTTTCAGATCCCAGAATAAAGTTTGAAACAAACTACCCCACAGACAAAAAAGGAAATGTTCAGGGAGACATAATCAATTTAAAAGATAGCCTATTAAATAAATTAAATGCGCAGTTAAAAACTGCTCAGGAAAATAATACAAATACAGAGTGGAAAAAGCTTTTTACTCAATTAAAAACTATTCAACAACTAAACCCAAAAAAAGCTAACTTTTGGATTTCACAGCCCTTTATGAGATACGATACAAAAGAAGCTGGACTTGTAGATATGATTCGTGCTCAAAAAGGGGGGCGAGATACAAGTTCACTAGTAAAAAATGAAGACGGTACCATAGAAAGATTTATGCCAAACGGTACAAAAATTACATACGGAAAAAAATAATATGGATCTTACAAACATAGCAGAAATTTTACAAGACATTCTTGCCGTCATAGGTGCTCTTAAAATCATAGCAAGATACACACCTTGGAAATGGGACGATGCAATCTTTAACTTTTTCGATAAGAAGGATAGTGTCAAATGAACCTCGAAGGGTTATTCCACAATATTGATAAACGCCTTGCCGTTATAGAGGCTCTTAGTGAAGCCCATGCTATTGAAACTACAAAACAAACAGAAGAAATTAAAAGAGATTTACAACAAATGAGAGAAGAAGTAAGTCGCCTTAAAGTTCGTATTGCTGGGGTTTCTACTAGTGTGTCTATTATCATTGGAATCGTTTTTAAATATTGGGGAACTTGATGATTACTTTATTTTTATTTCTTATTAGCATACTGTCCCTAGTATTTTTTGATCCAAATACTACAGCATTTTATTATACCCCACCAGACAGCATAATGTGGTTTATTAGGATAATCAGCCACATGGTTTCACACGGTAATTTACGCCATCTACTGGGTAATTTTTTATTTGGATTACCGTTTATGCTATATGCCGAATATAGGCTTAAGAGCCACAAAAAATTCCTAAAACTGTTTTTTTATACGGGACTTGCTGCACTTTTTGGGCAACGCATGATAGATATATTTTCGGTTGCACCGGCCCAAGCTGTTATTGGTAGTAGTGGAGCTATTTTTGGTATTGTTGCTTTTTCACTTGCGATTGCAAATGAAAACAGGTGGGTAAGGCTAATGAGTCTTAGCACACTATCTTTTCATATTTATAACCAAGCTTCTATGACTTGGTATGCTATTAAGGGATTTGGATTTGGAATTGCTTTTGGAGCCCATCTCTCAGGTATTTTAGCTGGGGTTGCAATTGCCTTTATTCTTCGTCATCATCTTCGTCGTCCGTATCTCCCCAAGGGTCGTCAACGTCGAAGTCGCTCTCGAAAATAACATCCTTAGTTTCTTTGTACTGCGTCCCAATTTGCTCTTCTAATGCAATAACGCGGTCTTCTAATCTATCCAATAAAATTCTTGCGTATTTAAACTGCTCGTCCATTATATTAATTTTTTTAACCAGTATGACAATTTGCTCTTTTTGTGTCATTGTTTTCTCCTTGGCAGTTTTAATTTTGGCCCTATGTGCAGTCGTCTCATTTCAATAATAGCCCCTTTTACAATAGCAAACTGTTCCGCATTCTCATCAATTCTCCGATCGCAAATCCATACCGCTACAGTATATGCAACGTCATCTTCGTCAATAACCACACCAGTAACTTCACATTGAATCGCTCTAGCCTTACTCCCAGACCAATGTGCATGATCCCAAAATCTAAAGTAGACTACATTAGTGCGTCGCTTCATATAGCCCCCTAAAAAATTCCTCTTTCATTTGTTGCGAATAAGAAGTTATAGGGTAACTATATTTGTACATAATATTTCTGGAATCATTACTATGTCCAAGACCCACACAATGTCCTATTTCATGCCAAACTACTGAAACAACTAAATCTCTACCATATTTAAAAGTTCTATCTGCTATATAAATCTCACAAAAATCTCCACTATATAACGCAACCCCTAAAACATTTTTTCCAAATTTTTCTACTAACTGCTCATTTGTAGCATATTTAATTATGATGTTATGGTCATGTTCAGTACCACTTTTTAATTTTTTATTATTGCTTTCTTGTCGTAGTATGCTATATGCTCTTGAGATTTCAGAATAGTTATTGCCTTCTAAAGCCATATACACTTTGTATTCGTCTGCTCGTCCACAAGACGACAGAAAAAGAAGACTTATGATCAGTAGATTATTCATCTGCTTTTCCTTGTTAAATAATAACCCCCACACGATTTACAATGCCATTGTTGCTGAATAGACATTGAATTAGCTCTAATACCGTCTTTAATTACTTCTGAACTACCACATTTAGGACACCCAGTTCGGTCTTGGAGTAGTGCCATATGTGGGTGTTTATCCATCCACGGCAATAACTTATTGTATACCTTTTCTAAAAGTGCAACATCTTGTTTATTGTATTTTTTAAGCAGTGCCCAGCTTTTGGTTTTATCTTGCATACACCCAAGCCACAAATCAAAACCAGTATGTTTTACTTTTTCACCGACTTTAAGATACATGCCGAGATCATTTAGTTTATTGCTGTTAAAGTTGAAATATTGCTTGGCCACTTTGTATGTGTCTACGGTTGCGAATTTAGAGGGGGGTTTAACTCCATGAAATATAAAGCGGGCTCTTGCCTTTTTAATATCAAAGGCATCACCATTGTGAGCAATTACAATGTCGGCTTGATGAAAAAGTTCCCTAAGTTTTGCTACTAATTTTTTATCGTTGCCCTTTTGTCCTTGAATTGTGACACAATGTATCTCGTTTTCTCCAAGCCACTTATAGGCAACCGAAAGAATATACCATTCGGATTTAAAAGCAATAACATCCTGTTCGTATTTACCCCATACATACGCTAAATTTGGAGCCGTTTCTATATCAAACAATAAAACTTTTGGTTTACTCATGGGCCCGCTCCTTGTGGTTTTTTAACTCAACAGTACACCGATTTAACTCGCGAACTGCAATAGCTGCTATTGCTAACACAATTAAATATACAATTAATACTGGTGTAAATCTCATTGCTTTCTCTTTTTCTTTTTAGCTACCCCGCCTTCGGAGGTTCTGGCGGTATGCCAGAGTCCCATTCCGATTGCCGCGAGTTCGTCTTCGGAGCCAACCCGCCTCTTATAAATTTGAAGTGGCGTTCTCTCTTCTTTCCACTCTGTAAACTTTTGCCAGCTTGAGATAGGAATGTCTGCGTCCACCTGAACACCGCTATGAAACACACCAAGAGCAATAACAGATACAGACCAGTGAGTAAATATATGAGTGTTACGAACGAGTTGTTCAATATGGACTTCATCAGCTTTAATTCCTAGTTTTTTGTATCCTGAATATATTTGATACAGCCTCTTAAATACGTTAGCTTTTTTATCAGCCAATACCGTACCGCTGTCTTGCAATTGCCCATTGACAAAAAGGGCCCAGCCAGAGGATATACTGGCTGGGTCCACGTATAATATACTAGCCATTCACCACTTCGGTTTTAGCGGATTGAGGTGTTACCTTTTCTTGAGCAGCATTAATGACCTTTCGCAGATCACTATCATCAATAGTGATATCCAATGTCAACGCTGCAGTAGCATCATCTTGAAATGACGACAGGGCTGCTTTATATTTTCTCAAAGCAGTTTTTACTTGCTCAACAGATAAGTTTGCTTGTGGTGCTAAAATAACCCCAACCTGCAAATTAAACATTTTATCAGGGGACGCAAGTTCCATTGAATCATGCAGTGCGTCCACCGCTTGCTTGATCCGACCGATTGTTGCTATGTTGTTGCTCATTATTTGTCTCCTTTGTATGTATTATATCTGACTCCGATAATGAAGTCAAGAGTTTTATATCAGCCTTTAATGGGACTGAAACTGGATAAACATTTTCAGCAATATGTTGAATTTCTGACACCCTGTCAGTCTGATTTTCGGGTAATGAAATTACAACAGAATCGTGTACTTGAGTAACAATTTTATAATTTCTTCTATGAAGTTCAATCATTGCAAGTTTTGTTATGCTTGCACCAAGGCTTTGAATAGGAAAATTATACCCCTGTTTTAACGCGTGATTCCAATCTTTGGTACGTTCAGGAAATTCATGCAATGCTGGAAGACGACGTACTCTACCCATTTCAGAAATGACGCAGCCAAAACGCACCATAAACTTTTTCTGATCTTCGAGATATTTTTTATATCCTTTGTAAAGGCTATAAAATTCCCCAATAATTACTTTACATTCGTCAGGTGTTTTGCCTAAAATATCGGCAAGTCTCCAAGGGCTTGCATCGTAAATCATGGCAAAATTAGTTGTTTTTCCAGTTTGCCGGTCCGCACCGATAGTCTCACCAGTTAGCTGATGAAGATCTAAACCATCGGTATATGCCTGCATTAATAAAGGGTCTTTAGACAAATGCGCAGCGAGTCTTAGTTCCAATTGGCTATAGTCAAAATATACAAACACATGTCCGGGATCTGGTATAAAAAACCTTTTAATCTCCGAACCGCGTGGTAGATTCTGCATGTTTGGGTTACGGGATGACAGGCGGCCTGTTACTGTACCGCCCGTCTTCCCTTCCTTGCCCCTACCAGCCTGCAGGTATTCTGCATATATTCTACCAGAATCAACCTGAGATAATAACCCCTTGTCTTCACCGGTGTAAGTTGTAATTAGTTTTATGTTTTTTTTCCACGTCTTATACGTTGCAAGTACACGTGCGAGTAAATCATTTGGGTCCAAAGTTTTGTGCAAAGATTCAAGTGAACTTTCCGAAGTTGACGGTTTCCCGGTTTCAGTTTTTTCAACCGCTGAAATAGGAACTCCAAAACGGTCGAATATGAGCGTAGACAAGTGCTCATTACTTTGCCAATTAAATTTCGTACCATGCTTTTCACTCCTTTTTTGGACATTGGCTTTCCCTTTGTCCGACTTTTTCGTTGCGATGACTTCCTCATATAAACCCTCCTCTATTGAATTTATTTCTTTACCTGCCAATAAACTAAGCTGTGCCATATGTTGTCTATTTTCAGATAAAAGTTTTTCTTTATACTCAATAAGTTTGTCAACGTTAATGCAGATTCCATTTAATTCCATATGCATTAGCACGCGTTCAAGTGGCATTACTTCTTCTTTATAGTATGTGAGGGGTGTTTTGGTATACCCCGCTGCTACCATTTTTTCATGCCCCTTCTTTAAGGCTTCGCCCAATTTATAAAACAGCGTGAGTGTATTAACACAATCCTCTAAACAATATTGTTTAATCACATGGTAGTATGGTTCTGTCTCGTCTTCCAAATCACGCAAACAAAGGTCTGCAACAGAGCGTCCATTAATAGAAGAGATTACACGATCTAATTCCCGTTTGTTATCTAATGAACCAACACCCAAATATTTTTGGGATAATGGTTTTAATCCCAGTTCTTGGTTTTCATCTAACATCTGTGCCAATAATTTTGTATCCCAAATTTGGCAGTTGATAGTAAGGCCAGCATGTATTAAAAACTTTAAATCAAATCTGATGTTATGGCCTACAATGTGGTTTTCTGGATTGGCTAAATAATCCCGTAGCCCATTATCAGTTGGGTCTAGGTATGCTAAATCCGTTGGGCTTTTAGCAACTCCCACCCCATGTATTCTATCTTTACGTGGGTTAAGTCCAGTGGTTTCGATGTCGAGTGCAATTAGTTTCATATCAATCAAATATCCCATGTTCTGCTTCAAGTTTAAACGTGAAGCTGTGTTCATTACTTTCGTCTTTTAGAGTACGTCTTAATGGAACACGCATTCCCTTGGGCCCATCACGATTTAACGTACACTCAATAATGATATGCTCACCGTTGTTTCTCAAATCTAGTTGCTGTTCTACTTTGTATTCAATACGTCCTGATTCTTTAGCTGCGTCCACAGTTGCCTCACCGTATGTACCACGACGCTTTTCACAAATAATAATAAAACAAACTTGACCATCATACTTAAGTTTTAAACTATCAAGATCAATAACCCATTGGTCAACTGACAATCGCATTTCAGATAGATTGCGAGCTACGGATTGCAATGAGTCTACAATCACTAACGCTTTTTTGTTAGGATGTGCTGCAATCATTTCCTTAAGCATACTCTCAATATCTTCAATCTCAATACGACCGAAGTTAAAGTACAGAGGCAGCTTAGAGAGAGCCTCATACTTCTCTCTAAGCCCCTCCATATGTCTCACAGTAGACCAAGACTCCCCATGAAGGTGGCAAAGCAAGCGCTCTGTGATACGCTGCTTACCATTCTCTTGATCTATGAACAGTACTGGATTACCAATCTTCGCGTTGTATGCTGCTAGTTGCATTGCAAAAGTTGATTTACACGCTTTCGGTTCACCGATGATCGATACAAATCCAGCCAAGCCGAGAAGTTGACGATCCAACTTCTCAATTCCAGTCTGAATGCCGCTAACTTTACGCGATACATTATGCATAAACTTATCAACATCCTGACCTAACCTTTTATTAAAAAGGGAATTTGCTTGATCCTGTTGCGACATTTGTTCTCCCGCTTGCTTGGGTTGATTTTGCTGCTGCCCCACCGCGACTCAAAGTGGGTTTAACTGTGAAGTCAGGACTATTAGCTTTTTTCTTGTCTCCCAATTGTGGGAAAACAGATAGCTTAATGATCCCGCCTTCTGCTTGTAGCTCACCAAGCTGCTCTACTCGAATCATAAGTTTCAAGTATGGCTGCTCTGCACCACTTTTGTCTTTGTAGGTAGCCTTATAGCCGATACCTACATCCGGCTTTCTTACTGTCTGGCTCATTCGCCCTCCTTTAAATTTTACTTCGAGGATGTCTTTTTCGGTATTCTGCACGTGCTAAGTTCCTCTCTTCCTCAGTACGTTCAGGCACTATGTTATCCAAAGCAAGTTGTTTATCCTTGAACCGTGAATACATAGGTTGCCAGTCACCAAAAATTAAAGTACCCTCCACAATTTTTTTAAGCTTTGTATCAGGGATTTCTTGAAGAGTTTCTGGGGTCAGTGGGTACTTATACTGGTACTCACCAGCAGGAACGGTATTAGTAGCAAGATGCTTATCCAATACTTTCCATCGCTCAAGAGCGCCAGTAAGACAAAGAGACATATCTAGATTATAAGTAGTACCATCGCTACGCTCAGCACTAGTACATACGACACTGTCAGTTTTTGAATCGTAGTGTGAGTAAACACTAACTAGTTCTCCAAAATGGCTATCCGATAACAACAAATAAAGAAAACTTCCGTGGTCTGTTACTCCCTTGTGATGCAAGTCTCGTAAATATAAGCCCAACTGCGTCATGTATTCAGGAGACGGTTCCGGTCTTTGCCAAAATAAATCGGCACCAAATCCAGACTTTGACTTGATTTCTACTACAAACTTATCCCAACCAGTTTCGGTTTTCTTAGCCATCAACAAATCAAGATAACCATCCCAGTTTGGATTGCTTCCACCAACAGGAACTTGGGTTCCGATAACATGCCAACCAATAAAATGTAGACGAGAGATTAGATTTTTAACTAACCCGTCTTCAACTGCATTACCAACCATCATCTTCATACTACCTAAAAAATCGGTTGGATTAGTCTCAGGTTCTTTTTTCCATTGCCAATATTGATCACGAAGACAAGTAAGATTACCGCTTGCGTAATGTGCTCTACGGTCACGATAATTTACTCGGTCTGTTTCAGATACTACTGCTTGCATTGCTTGTATTAATGTTTTCATATCATGTATTATACTCCCACTAAATAAAAATTGCAAGTACTAAAATGGAACTACTGAAAATTGTGCCTCTTTCCAACTTGTGCCTTCATAAATTAGCGTATCATTTTTCCATACCTGAATAATACCAGAACCTAATAAAATATATCTAATCATTTTTACCACACTTCACCATGTATCTGTGCTCATCTAGTTTAATAAACTTTTTTAAACAAGGATAATCTGGATATACTTGTTTACATCTCATAGTTGCTCTTTCAAATGCTAACTGATCATTTGCATTCCAAACCTTTGTAAAATTTTCAATTGCACCTGTTGGGAGACAAAGAAAAAAAATACCAACAAACATAATCACCCCGGTATAAATTTAGGACACCACGCACTATGTGTGTTATTTGCTACTGCTCCACCACCGCATTCGCATTTTAATTGATTGCTTACACGATTATCTTGTTCGTTCCAGTAAGCCTCGTGCATTGCGGCTTCAAAATCTGGGTCGGAAAAATATGCGTTGTAACATGACTCGCACATTTCATACATATTTAATTTATCCAAACAGCAAAAGTTTTTATTAGACATTGGTATATTATAACACAAACTAGTAAAAACACAAGTCTTGACAAACTCGGTTTATTTTGATAAAATACCTAGTGTTGTTGGGGGGTGGTATAGATAGCGTATGCTATACGTATAGCTATCGATAGCACAAGCATGTGTATAATAGTTATACAGCATAGGTAATTATTAAAAAAAGCTTGACATATACTGAAGTTATGATATAATGTGTATTATGAGTGGTAGGGGCAGGCCAAAACATATCCTAGACTTACTAGTCTTGGCGCAAGCTGTCGAAGACGTATTGCGTTTTGAATTAGGTCTGCCCTTGGAGGGGGTTGCTAAAAAAAAGCGAGACGAATCCTACGAAGATGCCCTAGTCTATATCATGAAGTTTCCAAAATTGCGAGAGCGCTACAAAAAATTAAATAAGCGTCGTTGGTTGAAGGATGTGCAGCATGCAAGACAATAAGATTTACGTACAAAAAAGGGGTAATGTTTATAGGGTTCCGGTTGACTTAGGAAGTGGACGACCAATCCCGGTTGCAACCGTAAACGACGATCCCCCCGGATTTCCCATGACCTTTACATCCGAGCACGAATTGCGTGCTGCATTTCCCGGACGAGAATTTGTATACCTAACAGAAAAAGTGGTTGAGAGAACAAGCCTGCCATATGATCCAGAAATAGAAAAGCAAGCGCTTGCTATGATGAACAAAGAGGCAATCCCCAAACCCCCTCCAACCCAAACCCAGCGTGATGTTAAACTTACGACTGTTGGTATTGCTGTTGAAAGTCAACGCATTTTAGAGCAAACTGCACTTGGACCTAAAGGCAGGGCAGAAGAGTTTTTAAAGCGGTTACAAACCGCGCTCCAATATGCTAGCAAAAAACACGAGAAAAAATTGCAAGACCAAGTTGCTATCATCGAGGAGTTGATTCGTGAAGTATTCTAAAGTACCGTATGCAACAGTAATGACTTTGGTTACTTATTGTACCGAACATCAACAAGATGAGCCGTGGTTAATAATTGGATTTATATTAAATGAAAGTAAAGAAACTCCAGAAAAACGTAGGCAGTTTATAAACTATTTATGGGAACGCGGATTTGAGGATAACCTATGTCTGAAAATTTGACCGGAAAACAAAAAAGATTTGTTGCTGCATATGCTCAAGGAACGTCCGGCAAAGAGGCGGTTATTCAGGCGGGCTATAATGTAACAACAGAAGAAAGTGCAAAAACCATTGCAAGCAGACTTCTTAATAGTGATAAAATTCAGAATGCGTTAGACGCAGCAATCCAAGAGCAATTTCCGAATGTCCCACAATTAGCTGCGCAAAGGTTAGTTAACATCTTAATTGATGAGCAAAGTCGTCCCGGAGATATTATCAAAGCAATTGAATTATTATCTAAAGTTTGTGGTTGGCAGGCACCAAGTAAATCTGCTAGTCTCAATGTTACTCTACGAGAAAAATTTAAACTACCGGAGGAATAATGATATTTAAAAAGAAAAGAGATGATGGTACATATGTTCAAATGCGTATATCAGAAGATGCAACATGGGCAGAAGCAGCAGATGAGTTTGTTTATTTTTTACAGGGGTGCGGCTACATCGTTCAAGGCATCGAAGTAGCTGAGCATTTAATGGACCAATATGCCTTTCAAAAAGAGGAGAGAAAAGTATGCCGGGACACTACAAAAAAGGAAAAGTCGAAAAAGTAATGGGCGAATACAAACGGGGTGCGCTACATAGTGGTAGCAAGAAAGGCCCTAAAGTTAAGAGTCGAAAGCAGGCGATTGCTATTGCTCTGTCAGAGGCGCGCGATGCAGGGGAAATGCCTAAGATGAGTAAGTCGTCTATGAAGAGACTTGCAATGCGCAGAAAGAAATAGTATGGCTAAGTCAAGAGCAAAGTGCGGATGTTGGAAAGGCTATAAACGCGTGCCGGGTACTAAACCCTGCAGCGAAGGTTCGTGCATGAAGATGGGAGAACAGCGTGAGGAAAAACAAAAAGCAAAATCTCCGGCAAGCAAACGACTCGCAATGCGCAGGAAAAAAGTTTGACGGTGGTAAGGTCCGAGTAGACCTGTTACCGACTGAAAGTTTATTTGAGGTTGCTAAAGTCTTAGGCTTTGGCGCTGACAAATATGGTGAGCACAATTGGCGTAAAGGGATTGAGTGGTCAAGAGTTTACGCTGCGGCCCAACGACACATGATGAAATGGAATGCAGGTGAGACACACGATGAGGAGAGTGGCATGAACCACCTTGCCCATGCATGTGTCAACCTGCTTTTCCTGTTGTCTTATGACAAGAATCATCCTGATTTGGACGACCGTTACCGTTCGGATAATACGCCATAAAGAAAACCGGCAATTGCTCCAACTATAATTGCAATAGCTGTAATCATTTGGTATAACCCAATTTTTTAGCGATTTTATCAAACGTCCTAGTTTTTAAATAAACTTCTGCAAATTCACCTTTCGTATTCTCAATAATAATATACTTATTATTATGAGAGACCGTTACATACCCGTTAATTTGTTCTATTTCAAATAGAACGTCATTCAGTTTTACTCCATTTTCAATCACGGATTTAAGTGCTTTTTTTACTTCTACTTTTTCTTTATTAGTCATCGGTTCCTCCAAGTCTATTATTTGCATATGTTTATCCATTGACAATTCTGCCCATTAGAATTACAAATATAAACTAGTTGACATTGTTGAGTACCTATGGGTGGAATGGGTTGCAATGGTGGTATCGGTGCGACATTCATAAGTATAGATAATATAATACTCATCCTAACCTCTCTATAATTTTGCCTTTGACAATATAATCAACCCAAGTATTCATTCGGTCGTCAACACTATTAATTTTTTTAGCGAATTTTTTAGCCTCAGTTAATGAAGCAAACTTCCTAACTTTAGGTTCGTTATCTTTTACATAGAATACAATATATTTTTTCTCTAATTCCCTTTGTGCCCTGTTAGATGGACCAAAGGCTTCACTCATCCCATCGCTCATGATTCCTCCTTTTTAATTCTAGTTTTAAGTTGCATTTTTTTAGTTAAGTCTGGTGGCATTTCACGCATACTATCATATAGAGTTACTTCACATTCTCTATCTTCCGCGTCTTTAAACGTGAAGTACGCAGCAAAATTAGCATGCACTACTTCAACATCAATAAACTCCACCAACTCTTTTTCTGCATAGTCCAATAACATTTTTAAGTCATCTGTTTTTAGTCTCATTTTTTCACCACTATGTAATAGATTAATAAAATAACAATAATGATATAACTCATTACCATCTCCAAGCTAGTTGCGTACCTATAAAAGATTGTCCCAGTGTAACTCTAGCATCTGCCTCAATATAGTCAATGCGCTGTCCAAAATCTACTTGTCTACGATACCCAACATTATACCCGAATGCAACACCATTCGCAATATAATTATTACCAAGATGCTCTACTATAGGTTGCAATTGTTCTTCTATTCTAACAGTATATGGAGCAGCCAATTGTTGCGCTGTCACAGTACACATACGGACTTGTGTCGATAAAGTTAATCCGCAAATTGCTGCTAAAAAAGACGTGACCATATATATTTTACCCCATCGTAAATTGCTAAACTAATACCTATTGTTAAGCAAAGCCAAACGGTTGCTAACAGCAACCACAAATAAATATACATTGCCGGAATTATAAATTCCACTAGTAGCCTCCTTTTTTAAACCAACCATCACCTTTTAGAATAAAACCACCACTATTTAGCGCGAACTGTTTGGTGGTCTCCATATGCCCGCATTTAGGGCATGGTGGCGGTGGGTCTCCAGCCTCTGAGATAGGGGCATCATACTCAAATAAATGTTGACATTTTTCGCATTTAGCGTCATATTTAGGCATCTTCTTCACCGATATCCTTATCACCTACAACTTTTTCATATGTTGCAACAGCCTCAAGTGCGTATTGCATAGCCTCGTCAATTAACTCTTTTCGTTTGTGTGACGGAGCCCGATGAGCGTCGCGATTAATCAAGGCTGCTATGTTTAAAGAAAATATATGAAATACTCTTTCCCGGTCCATTATCTTACTCCTGTTAAAACGATACCGCCAGCGGCTCCAATGAGCACCCAGAAGTACCACGGTTGTGAAGACTGTTTATTTTCTAAATCTTTAATCGTAGAATCCTGACGTTTAATAGCGTTTGCTAAAAAGTCACGCTCTACTTCTAAAGTTTTAACGTAGTCGAGACACGAATTTAAAACGTCGTCGCACTTAGGCTTTTCCTTCTGGTCCGCGATAGTGGTCGAGCAAATCACGCAACCTATCACGAGCAGCATCGCGCTCTTTTTGAATGAGTTTAAGTTTTTCATCGTGGTGGTCCCTTTCAATCGTTCTGAGTTTTTCTTCAACTCTCTTTCGTTTATTTGCATTAAACAGGTTTAATATGCCAAGAATCGCTGCAATTATCACCAGTATACTATTCATAATGAACCCACCTTCCATTTTCTTTCAAAGAAAGAGTACCGTTCACTACGTAGGCTTTTTTCTTAAAGTCTACTTTGATACATTGGTGCGCTGGTTTTAAACAATGAATGCACTTGTTTGCAATGTTTTCAATAGTCAATTCACTATTGTCACTATAGCCACAACTTATACAATGCCAGCTTGTAGCAGCATGCAATTGCATTCTTTCATTGTCAATGAACTCTTGATTACAACCCAATATACTACACTTCATCAATTCCTCCATATGCATGCAAAAATTTAAGAATCTCAGCTAAGTTGTTAGCCTCCACTGTAAACGATGGAGACAATTGAACCGCGTATCTTACTTTCCCATTTACTGAATAGTGTTTAATGTTGCTCATATTTACCATCCTTTCTATATTATATCATACTACTAACTAGAAGTCAAACATCAATATAGTTGCCGACGCTGCGCCAGTACCAAGTATGTTAGCCTTGATATCCCCTCCATCCATTATTGAACCAGGACCGCCCATATATTCGGCAGCCGTTGTCAACAAAATAGTAGTGAATGCTGAAAAAATCAGTGCATCTGTTTTCTTCATCCTAAATGCTTTTTTGCTGAACCCGTACATAGTTGTTTGAAATGCGTAACTTACTCCAAAATGTGCAGCCTTATCAGTCTCGATTGCGCGAGCCTCTAGGCTTATACAGATTGCAATAATTAATAATAGTTTTTTCATTGTTAGTCTCCTTCGTATTCATATTCGAACGGTTCGTCTGATTCGTAGTCAATACTCTCAAGTTGTTTGCCGCACGACATGCAAACTAAATGGTCAGTCTCCATGTGGTAGCAACATTCTTGACAGGCTTCATTTTCACACCATCCTTCGACTTCGTGCGTAGGCTTTTTCATCAACACGCTCCCCATCCTGCAACGAGGGTTTTAACGTTTTTATCCCCGTTCTTCTCCATTGCTTTTTCGCGAGCCGCTTTGCTTAACACGTCAATGCGTGCTTTCAACTTATCAATTTGGTCTGCAATGCGACTACTCTTTTTCAGTTCAGTTGCAGTCTTAAGAGAGTTGCCACACAAAGGGCATTGCTTATAGCGCATGTGAGCAATTGCCAATTTTGAACCGCATTGAGAACACCTAGCATACTTGTTTTTTGTAGTAAATATAGCTAAGTTGTTAAGTTGTTTTTGTAAATCATTGATGCGTTTTTCTAAGTTGACTTGTGTTTTTGATTTTTCTAGGTCAAGTTGAACGTAGTAGACTGCAATCACACTACTCCATTTTTCTGCAACCGATAAGCAGTAGTCCATTGCCTCGCGGTGACTGGTGAACAACTTATCTAGGTGACATTCAACTCCATCAACGGTCTGAAAGTCCCCGCTATACCCCCCTTGATGTCCATTGTATTCACGGTCACGCTCTTTAACTTTCTTGAAGTTGTCAAGAATTTCACTTCGCGTAGCCTTTTTCCCTATAGTAAATGATATATCACACGCACCCATACTTTATCCTTTCTTGAATTAATTAAATTAAGCAGCGTCGCCGTAGTCTCCATCGTCGTCGCCGTCGAACCAACCTTCTTTTTCAAAATGGTCCCATGCTATATCGTAGACGTGCGCTGGAGGGTCGCAACCCTCTACTTCAACCGAATAGTCTCCGTCGTCGTGTTCGCATACGTAGCATACGTATGGTACACCGTCGATTGTTAACGTAGTCCTGCTTTCGTCTTCAATTGAATACATGTTAACCTGCCTTTCTCTTGTATTCGGGGACTTTCCCCCAATTTGTATTCTCAATGTTTTTTGTGCCGTGGTACACTAGACCGATTTTTGGGTTTTTCCCAAGCGCGACGTCGTCTTGATTCGATGCGTCAGCATATCCGCACGCTTTCAGTTGTGCAACGGTCTCAAAGACTAGTGAATGCCGGTCTTTCTCTACGTCGATAAGCTTATCCTCAGTACCGCCAAACGAATAAATCACGGTGAAGTTCTTAGGCAGGTCTTGAGACCGCCTCTTAAATAGAGAGACCATCTTAGTATACGCATAGAACTCGACTTCAGGTCTCGCCCGCATGATTCGAATCCAGCGGTCTAGGTATTCCTCGTTGTAAAAATCCCCAGAATCGTGAATTCGAATGCGCTCGGCTTTCTGCTTATCTATATCTGAAAGCATTGCGTCGATAAATAAATTGGATTGCGTTGCGGCTAAACGTCTTTCGAAAGCTTGTGCTACGTTCGAAAAACGATAAGCGCCTGAAAGCGCGTAGCAACCTTTCGCGCACGCACCGGCATTCGGGCACGTCTTAAGGCCCGTTGACGATTGATAAGCCGGTATTCCAAAATTAAACGTGCGTTTAGCGCTCTTTTTGATTTTTGAATTGCGAACCAAAAACATGTTAACCTCGTGAAAAAGTAGGGGCAATCTTAATTGACTGCCCCTTTGTAGCGGTCGCGTTCAGGCGGCAATCTTAGTGATTGCGTCAAAAAGCGCACCATTGACTTTAATTTGCGGGTGAGCACCTGTCAATCGTCGCGCGGTCTTAATCCGCTGCTCTTCAAGGTCCGTATACTCGAACCCGTTGACGCTGTATTCTTGAATGCGGTTAAGCACAGCCCATGCGTTAAGTCCTTTATCTTCTTCGCGTCGTGGCACGTGCAATTGCTCTGCAGTCACCTTATGAGGTGTTAACCCTCGAATGATAAGAGCAGCGTTAACGAATGCGGTGTATTCCTCAACGCTTAACACGCGCGCCTGCAATCGGTCTACTAGTTCTTGAATGCGTTGCGACTGCTCGATAAGCGACGCCAAGGCGGTCTTAACCTTCTCTGCAGCGTAGCCGACGTGCCTGATATAGACCGGCTGAATTATGTTTTTTCCGACAACTAGACCGTTTGCGCATACTAGTCTATAGATGCCAAGCGACAATTGAAAGCTTGTGGTACCGTCGTGCGAATTAAGCACGACAATCTCAAGAAAGTCACCTGCTCTTAACTTAAGCGCGGGGTTGCGAAAGCGCATTGCGTGCTTTCCAAGTCCCGTGCGCGTTCTGTTAACAGTGTTCACTAGGTCCCATCCATTGATGCGCATATCCTCAATGAATTGTCCACTTGAAATGAACTTGTATTTTGATGATACGCGTTCGCTCGGTCCAGTTGCCGTTAGAGCATTTACTTGTGTTAGTGTATTCATTTTTCTTATCCTTTCACTAGTGTTAGTTTTTGAAAGCGTGGCAATTGCGTTGCCGTTGGTCCTTGGTATTCCCGAATCGTTTTAGGAATGCTAAGGGTTTTTAACTTAAGCACATTCTTAGCTAAGCGCAATCCTTCTTTCCAATCGTCGCTATATCCGTCGCTTGAGACTACTATTAAGTCCTTCAATCGATGCTTAAGAACGATAAGGCACGCGACTACGACTATATCATAAGGCTTTCGAGCGGTCTTACAGAAGGTGTAGCGGTCGAATACGTCACCTTCAAAATTTTGCCTATAATGCTCTCTCAATGAGAATTCCTCGTGCGCGTCGTCACCTTTGCCGTTAACCTGCAATCCACCATATTTGCCAATTGGCGTATGCGCGGTGAACCCTGAAAGTCCACCATTGACAGCGTAGTATGCCTTAACGATGCGCGCGCATTCCTTAATTGCGCTCTGATAAGTTTTTTCGGTCTTATCAGCGGTACCTTTTTTGGGCTTTTTGAATTCCCAATAGTGAGTGTATCCCATGGTCTTATCCTTTCTTAAGTGAAAAAGGTTGATTGAATCGGTCTCTTCTTAACTTCAATTCGATTGCAATGGTTGCAACGGCATCGTGTATGCATTCTTGGCATATGTACAGCGTCTCATCTGCGTTGCCCTTAAGAAGTATTCCTTGACTACGCTCTTTCGAATTGCAGAAAGAGCATACTTTCGAACTATTATAAGTGTTCTTCATGCTTTTTCCCTTTCAATTGGTACAGTGTTTAAGATTGCGTCTGCAACTTTCAGTATACTAGTACCATTATACGCTTTGTCGCCTGTTAACACAAGTAGCTCAAAGAATACGCAATCGGGTTCGCCTGCAGCGATGCATTCTAAGATATATTGCGCTAAACCCATGCGGTCCCCTTCGAAGTTGTCGTGCATCCACCTAAACATTGCGCGATAAGTATTCGCGTAGTCCTGAAAGGTTAATAATTGCTTATCCATATAATTCACCGCTTTCTTGGAATTCCAAACATGCCTCGTGTATTAAGTCGGCATTTTGTGCCTCAAGTAGAAGAACCTCGTGCTCTCTTAAGTATTCGCCTGTATTCTCGAATACTGCCTCTACTACGTAGGCATCCTTAAACCCGCTCTCTACGTATACCGTTGCAATCACTGCCTCTCTTAACTTTCCATATATCATTCTGTATTCTCTCATATGTATTCCTTTCTTATTTAAGAACCCGTTCCCATTTTTGGACTTCTAGTTCTAGTTGTTTAATTTTATCGTTTGCAACCATCAATGCCAGTACTAAGCAAACAATTAATATTCCTATTAAATAGATATATGCTCTCATACGTCAATACCCTCCAATAGCAATCTTATCAAGAATTCCAATTGGGTGCAACTGTGAGTTTGCAATTCCTGAATGCTATGTCTCAGTGTTAATTGTCTTATATCCTTAATTAACTGCAATCGTTTTTCTGTTAGCGTATACATGTTAACCTCTGTTGATTATATAATGCATTCTAGGTGCCATTATATCACGCGGGTGCAATTGTGAAAAACTGAAGAACTAGTTAACACCATTGCAATCGCATGCATCCCAACTCGTTGCAATCGCTAAGCAATCATTGCAACTGTCAAACTTATATTGGCAACTGTCTAAGAAGTGTATACATTGGTCCATGGGTTAGGGTACCTTTGCAATTGCAATCGATTGTAGGGCATTTAAACGCAAAGGAATTCTGCAATGATATTAATGGGTTATGCAATTGTGTTGCAATTGTGTGGGCATGAATATTGCAAGCGCCAGTAAACACCCCAACCCCTAGAGGGTGGAGCCCATTTGCAATGGTCCCCCCCCACCCCAAACGTCTTATTAAATTTTTAAGTTCGTGTGGATATCAGCGTAAATTTTTTATTTTTTGGGCGGGTCTAAAATAACCCCCCTCCACTCTACCAACGTTATTTTGCACCACAGTGCGAAATGGCCCTAGAACCATTGCAAACCATAAGGTGGTAGGATACCCCTAGGGGGTGTAATAGCAAGCGATTGTAAGGCATTCTAGCACTATTTTTGAGCGTAAAATATCAAAGTTTGCGAGCCCTTGGCGGTTCGCTGGTGGTGGTTGGAGGGTTTAGGTACTAGATGATCCGCCGGTACGCATTAATTAAACGTAAAAAAATACTTGACAAACGTAAATTTGTATGTTATAGTTGTGTTAGAATAGCCGAACTTCGCAGTTCGGATTTCTTACCACTAGCTATTCACCGTAGCTGGTATTGGCGTCACCTGCCCGGCCATGAGGGAAGCATGGCCCTTCTCTACTAAAAGTGGTGAGCGAGCGTCCAGCGGCTACTGGCGCACCTTTAAAACTATGAGCAAACTAAAAACAAAACTAAGGCTTGCAAAAGCTGCACGAAAAGCTGGTTCCGGGTCTGAGGACCCGTTCATCGGTTACACACCTAGCAAACACTCTAAAGAGGGCGGACTTAACGACGAGTATCGCCGTAAGTACAATCGTGAAACTGGTAGTAATCTTAAAAGGCCGGTTACCGGCAAGGTTAAGCCGGGGTCTGAGGCAGCAAAAAGACGTAAATCTTTTTGTGCTAGGATGAGCGGTGTAAAAGGGCCGACGAGTAAAGATGGAAAGCTTACACCAAAAGGAGCAGCGCTTAAGCGGTGGAAATGCTAACGTGTGCAAGCAGGTCTTATTGACCTGCTGCTAACGATAGCTATACGTATAGCTAACGTATGCTATACATAAGCACCCCCGACGCTAGCATTAGGGATTATAGCATAAATTGTTGATTTTGTCAAGAAAAAAAATATAACTTGACATTTTTATTACAATATGTTATATTATACAAAATAGTCCAAGGAGACTTTGACGATGGGTTTTTTACTAACGTTTTCAGATGCAGCCTCTAAAACATACAAAGAAGCGGTTAGAACTGCATCTAGCCCAGCCGAAAATGTAAATTTAGCTTCTGCTCCTGCAACAGTAGGTACAATAAGCTTAAATGCAAAAGATAGAATTCTTTTAACCCAACAGTCAATTGCAAGCGAAAACGGTATTTATGTCTTTTCATCTGTCGGCGCTCCTTTAATTCGCGCTGTTGATGCTAATACAAGTAAAGAATTTACCCCCGGAATGCTTGTTCCTGTGGCTGAAGGAACATACGCTGATAAAATTTTTGAACTTGTTACTGATGGTGCCATAACATTAGGCACAACAGCACTAAACTTCCAATTAGCTCTACTCCCAATTAATCTTACTACCGATGTAACCGGAGTTCTTCCAGTTGCAAATGGTGGAACTAATCGTTCTTCATGGACACAAGGACGTGTTGCATTTGTTGACGCTGGTGGAACTTCTTTAACCGAAGATTCTGGATTACATTGGGATAATAGTAATAAACGATTAGGTGTTGGGACTTCTACACCAAGTGCTAAATTAAACGTTGTAAATTCTAGTAACCAAGCAGCACTCTCTGTTTACTCAACTGGAGCTAGTGGAAACACTGTCCAATTTTTTAATCAGGGTACTGCAGGTTGGACACTTGAATTAAATAGTGCTGCAAATTCTGCATATACTGGTGCAAGTATTGGTGGGTATTTTGCAAGAGGTACATTAGCAGCAAGAGCACAAACTCTAGCAAATGACACACTATTATCTTTATCAGGTAGCGGTTATACCGGAACTGCACCTTCTGGAATTAGTGCTTCTGTTGTTTTAGCTGCTGATGAAAACACCTCAGCATCTGCTTTTGGTGGACAAATTGTTTTTGCTACAACACTGAACAGCACTACTCAACCTTTACCAACTCCACGAATGGTGGTTAAAAATGATGGTAAAGTTGGTGTTGGTACTTTATTGCCAAGCGAACAATTAGAAGTTGTTGGTAATGCTAAAGCTAGTGTTGTAATAGCACCAACCCTTAGAGCTATTGATAATACTGCCGTTGTTGCTGATCGTACTTTAATTGTTAGAGGCGGTGATCAAACTTCTGGAAACGCTAACGGTGGAAACGTCCTTATTTATGGCGGTAAAAAATCTGGAACCGGGCTTGCTGGATCTATTTCGTTTTTAACCGATAATTCAGTACGCATGGTAATTAGCAGTACTGGAGCAATTAACTTATTCGATTTAACCGCATCTCAACTTTTAGCACTTGATGCTTCTAAAAACATACAATCATTAGATACTACCACATACCCAAGTTTAACTGAAATTTCGTATGTTAAAAACGTTACAAGTGCAATACAAACCCAGTTAAATGCAAAAGTAAGTTCTGTATCTGGTACCTCCCCCATTATTTCAAGTGGCGGTACAACACCCGCAATATCAATTCAACAAGCAAGTTCAATTCAAGACGGTTATTTATCTGCTGCAGATTGGACCACGTTTAATAATAAACAACCTGCAGGAAATTATGCTAATGATACCCTAAGTAATTTGGGTGTAACTGCTATTAATGCGTCATTATTATTTAACCTAGATAACAGTTTTGATATTGGTGCAGATGGTGCTAGTAGACCGGCTGGAATTTATGCTGCAAACCACGTAACTGCTCCCACAATTAGAGGTCGTGACAACGTAAATGGGTTAGGACAGCACGATATTACGGTTAGAGCGGGTAGTGGAATTACAGGTAATAAAGATGGTGGGGATTTAACACTTGCCGGTGGAACTGCTAGTGGTAGCGGTACTCATGGGGAAATTGTTGTACAAGTTGCTGGGAGTGAAATTGCAAGATTTGAAAAAGAAAGTGTTTTAAAACTTTCTGGTGGTTTAAAAGTAAAATCATTACACAATGCGGTTGGTACTTTAGATATTATTACCGTTGCATTAAATGATTATTACATTGGAGTTGATTGCTCATCTGCTGCAAAACGCGTTGATTTACCTTCTGCAGCAACTGCAGAAGCTGGTAAAGTTTATGTAGTTAAAGATGAAAGCGGAGATGCAACGACAAACAATATTTCGGTATATCCAAACGGAACTGATAAAATTGATGGCCTTGCTTCGGCTGAAGTTCTTGCTGTGGATAACGAATCAATAACTCTCGTCTGCAATGGTGTAGACGGGTGGTTTATAATATAATTGAAAGGGATAAATAAATGGCGTTTATTAGAAATACTGATAAACTCGTTGAAGGAAGTAGTAAGCTTTTCTTCACGAACACACGTGCTAAAGCCGCTGTACAAAGCGATTTAGATGCTTTAAGTAATAGCATCTCTAGCTTAGAAACGTCGAGCGGAAGTGATATTAGCGCTCTTGATGCAAGACTCAACATTATTGAAGGTGGGTCTGGAGTTGCTGGATCTATTGCAAAAGCGCAAGCTGATGCACAAGCCTATGCTGACCAACAAGTTGCTGCACTTGTAAATAGCGCTCCTTCAGTATTGGACACTTTGAAAGAATTGTCTGATGCTATTGGTGGAGATGCTTCATTTGCTGCTACAGTTGCTGGCCAGATTGGTGCTGTTGACGATAAAGTTGATCAAGAAATTCTTGATAGACAAACTGCAGTTAGTGGTTTAGATTTAAGACTTGATGTTCTTGAATCAGACCCAACTACAAAATCGTATGTAGACGGCATTCAATCATCATTGGATGGTAGACTTGATGTTTTAGAAGGCGCTGATTCTGTTGAGGGGTCAGTAGCTAAAGCTGAAAAGGATGCTAAAGATTACGCAGATTCATTGGACAGTGCAATGGATTCTCGCGTTAGTTCTTTGGAATCCGATCCTACTACAAAGTCATACGTTGATGGAATTCAATCTGCACTTGATGGTAGATTGGATATTATCGAAGGTGCTGATTCGGTAGAAGGTTCAGTTGCTAAGGCAGAAAAAGATGCTAAGGACTATGCTGATTCGCTAAATAGTGCAATGGATTTAAGAGTTGCTGCTCTTGAGTCTGATCCAACTACTAAGTCTTATGTCGATGGAGAAATTTCTTCTTTGCAAAGCGCACTTGATGGTCGTCTTGACGTCATCGAGGGTGTAGGAGAAGGCTCTGTTGCAAAAGCAGAACAAGACGCAAAAGATTATGCTGATGGTCTTAACTCTGCAATGGACGCACGCGTTGATTCGCTGGAAGCAGATCCTACAACTAAAACATATGTTGACGGCGAAGTTTCTAGCCTTGAATCAGAAGACTTGACATTCTTTAAATTGGATGGAAGTCGTGCAATGACTGGTGGCCTGCGTGTAAAAAGCGTAGAAAAGTCTGCTAATTACAACGTTAGTACTAGTGATTATATCATTGGTGTTACAAGTGTTACTGGCGGAAAAACTATGACGCTACCATCTGCATCTAGTATGGGTGCTGGAAAGATGTTTATTATTAAAGATCAATCTGGCTCTGCAAGCGTGTCTAATTATATTAGACTTTCTTGTCAACCCGGACAAACAATCGATGGGCAAAGCTCATACGATATTGATGCACCTTATGAGTCTGTTTCTGTTTATTCAAATGGAACTAATTGGTTCATAATGTAATTAATTAGGGAAGGCCCCCTTGTTAACTCAAGGGGGCTAACCTACTAATAGAGTAATTAAATATGTCGTATAATCCACCTACCCAGCAAATCGTTGATAACGATACCAGAAATACAGCCTCAAACGAAGCTATTTTTGAAGCTTTAAAAAATAAGGCTGATACAAATTTACAAAATCTTTCCTTTTCTGGGTCAAATGGGAATGTTTTAACTTTATCGGGTGGCATCCCGGTATGGGCTGCTCCTGCAGCAGCGGGAGTTACTTCAGTCTCTGCTACAGCCCCTTTAGCTTCAAGCGGGGGATCTACTCCTACAATTTCTATTACCCAAGTATCTGGGGATGCTAATAAAGTTTTGGCAAGTGATGGTACAGCCGCAAGTTGGCAGTATGCAGGACTCGGAGCAGGGTCTTTAGGCACCAATAACGTTATTCTTGGTCGAAGTAAACCAACAAATTTAACCGGAATTGGTACTACAATTGTCGGAGTTGGTGCTGGAAATGCTTTAACTACTGCAAATGGTACGATTGCAATCGGTTCAAACGCTCTTACCTTGCAAACTACAGCTTCGGAAAACGTTGCAATAGGCGGTTCAGCAGGTCAATACAGCGTTAGTACTGGTCAGAATACATTTGTAGGAACCTACGCCGGTCGAGGAAACGCTGACGGCGTTTCAAGCACTGGAGCAAACAATACATTTTTAGGCTATAGCGCAGGACTCACAATTACCTCGGGAGGCTCAAACTCCGCAGTCGGAATGTCCGCGCTTAACGCCATTACAACTGGTTTCGGTAACACTGCCATGGGCCATGCTACTGCGACGGCAGTTAACACCCAGAACGCCAATACTTCAATTGGTTATGCAGCTGGAAGGTACGTTGCAGCCGCTAGTAATACTTTTATTGGTTATTCTGCTGGTACGGGTGTAAGCGGATCTTCTACTGGGACAAATAACGTTGGAATTGGCGTAAGTTCTTTGACAGCCTTAACTACCGCTTCAGGCAACGTAGCCATTGGACGTGACGCTGGACTTGCAATTACTACTGGAAGTAGCAATACCGTAATGGGCAATGGAGCAGGAGGAGCTAATTTAACTACAGGTAGCGGTAACGTTTGTATTGGAAACGGTGCCGTTTTATCAGTCAACGGCTCGGATGCGGTTGTAATAGGTAATGGAGCATTAGTACCTGGAGGCGTATCTGTTGCAATAGGTTCTGGAGCAAAAACTGACGGGGATCAAGCAATTTCAATTGGATATCAAGCTTATGCCGGAAACGCCAGATCGATAGCTATAGGTAGAGCTTCGTTAACTACAAATGCTGACAATATTGTTATTGGGCATTATGCACGTATTTCAGGACCCGGCGTACTAATAGTTCCTAATGGAAATAACCAAACGCAAGCAGTAGCAAATTCGATTGGACTGAACGGTATCTGCCAAGTAGCAAACTCAACATTAATTGGAAATTCTTTAAATTTATATTTTAACAACCACGGCAGTCAAAGAGTCTCAGTTGCTGCCTTATCTGAAAATCAAATATTTGCAAATTCCTATATAACTGGCGGGGCCACAAACAACGGAAATGCTTCGGGCGGTATTTTTACTATTAATGGAGCACAGGGCACCGGAACTGGAATTGGCGGTGACATTCGATTTAAAACTGCACCGCCGGGCGCTGTAAGTAATAACGTCCAAAATGCTTTAGTCGAACAAGTAAGAATTACCTATGATGGTAAAGTAGGAATAAACACAAATACCCCTGCTGAAAAATTAGAAGTGGTTGGAAATATTAAGGTCACAAGTGGCGGGGTAAATATTGACACCGTTGGAAAAGGTTTAACAATAAAATCAGGCAGCGATGCAAAAATTGGGGTGGCAACTTTTACCAATGTTTCGTCTGTTACAGTAAGCACAACTGCGGTCACCGCAAATTCCATAATTTTAATAACAACTCAAAGCGGAGGCTATGCTCCAATGTGTGTTAATAGTATTATTGCTGGCACTTCTTTTGTTATTCAACATAATAATACTTTTACTGGAACTGTTGCTTGGATGATTGTTGAGCGATCTTAATATGTCTTTTGTTAAACTACAAGACGGTAGAAGTGTATATGCATTAGACAGTATTCGCATGCGCAATCAACGCGATGCCAGTGTTGCACCACAAGCTAATACTGTAGAGTTATACATGAAAGAAGGCATTCTTTATCAAATAGATGAGCAAGGAATTGAACAACAGTTAGGAATTCCAGTAGTTACAACTGTACAAAAGTTGGCTATTGACATTGTTGGTGCAATAGTGTATGATAAGGATATTGGTAAGCATTTTGGACGCAACCAAAGTGGCTGGCAAGCCTTATATTAATAATGTCTCAGCACTACACTAAAAAATTTAAAGATGCCTACGAAAAGGTTTTATTGATAGCGGAACTCGAAGGGCCAGAGAGGGGCAAGCTGGCCTTTCGGGACGCTATGTTAGAACTAGGTCATGAAGAACGAGTTCGTAATTTATACCGAGTTCAAGACAAATTAACAAAACAAGCAAAGTTTTTTGTTCCCAATGCTCCACAAGAGAAGTACTTAAAAACAAAACATGTTCGAAACATTATCCTAAAGTGTAGACAAGTTGGATTTACCACGCTTAATTGTATTCGTGCTTTAGATTATGCACTTTGGGAAAGTAATATGAGGACTGGCATTTTATGCCACAAATTACAAGTTGTTAAAACGATTTTTAATGATATCACAAAATTCTGTTATAATTGGTTTATACGGGATTGGGGCCATCTTTACAAACCAGTGGAAAAAAGCGACTCTAATACGGCGCTTAGTTTTGCTAGTGACGGTCTTGGTCGCCCCTTGGAGTCTTCTATTCTTGTACTTCATGATTTCCGAGGTAAAACGATTCATTTTATGCACGTTTCGGAAGCGGCCCGTATCGAAAAAGATAGGCTCGTAGGATCATTAAACGGTGTGCCAGATAATGGCGAGATTACTTTAGAGTCAACTGCTGCTGGTAGGTCTGGAGAATTTTATAGACTATGGCAAAGTTGGCGTAGCAAAGGACCGACAGCGCCATATAAAGGTTGTTTTGTACCTTGGTATAAACACTATCCAGAAAATCTTGGTGAGTGGGAAATGCCAGAAGATGCAGTTCTTACAAACCGCGAACGCGAGTTGTTAGCTAGCTATAAAGGTAAAATTACTGAAGCACATATTTTTTGGCGTCGTTGGTGTATTGAAGCAAAATGTGGTGGTGATGAAGAACTTTTTGAAAATGAGTATCCTACTAACGACCAAGATTGTTTTTTAACGGGGGATGCAAATGTTTTTTCTAGCAGCATCCTTAAGATGCAAGATCGCAACACACGCGATCCAATTTTTGTTGGCCACTTAATTGCCGATGGTAACAAAATGGAAATTCATGATGATCCCAAAGGTTGCATCGCCATTTGGGAAGAGCCCGATCCATCTCATACCTATTCTATCGGTGCAGACCCAAGTGGCGGTGTAGGGCAAGATAATGGAGCAGCTTATGTTAAAGACAACAAAACAAACAAAATGGTTGCTCGTATTTGGGGCGATCTTACTCCTTCCGACTTTGGTAAAGAGCTTTATAAGCTTGGCAAGTTTTATAATAATGCTTGGCTTTGTGTTGAGTCTAACAATCATGGGCATGTTGTCTTACATGTTCTAAAAGAAATGAATTACCGCAATTTATATAAGCGGTCTACGATTGATGAGATGACAAATAAGCCTACTAAAAAAGTAGGATTTGTTACTACAAATCAGACAAAAATAATGATTACCGAAAAGTTCAAAACAGCAGCAAAAGAAGGTAAAATTGTTATTTTAGATAAAGAGTTAATTTCTGAAATGTCAACCTTTGTGCAAATATCTAGCAAAAATGGTGGCACAGTAAAACGCGAGGCTACTTCAGATGCACACGATGATCTTGTAATGGCTGCTGCGTTGACAGAAGAAATGAGCAGTTCAAGAGATTGGGATTCTGATGAATCCACATATCGAGAAACCAACGAATATGTTATTGACCCTGAAACGGGCTTTATCGTAGGATAATACATGAAAAATCCATTTGATAAGGATATGACTGAAACTCCTGAACGTGATAAGGAGCTTCATGCAGTTCGTGTTGTTCGTGCTTTTATGAAAAAAAGCGATGAATATCGGGAACCTCATATTGAAATTGCTCGTAAATCTCGTGAAATTTACGAAAATTGGTCCCCATCTAGTAAATCAATGGTACAACGAGCCAACTTAAAGTTGCCTTTTGGCTTTACAATTATCGAAACACAGACACCCCAGATTATCGACATCTTTTTTAGAGGGGGTAGTGTAATACAATTCCGTGGTCAGGGTGCTGAAGATGCGAAATTTGAAGATGCGATGACCGATTTTCATATCCACCAATTTGAAGAAATGGGTTTTCAACCTAAAACAGCAGCATTTATCAAAGCAATGCTTTTAGACGGTACAGCCTTTGCAAAAGTACCCTATCGCTATAAAGAAATTGAGACAATGCGTCGCTTTAGTCAAGTTGACCCACTATCGGGTGTAACTGTATCAACCAAACGGCCTGTAACGGAAGTTTTGTTTGATGGTCCCGATCTCGAAGTAATCCCAATATATGACTTTTTTCCAGACTGGACTGTTAAAAAACCCGGCGATGTTGCAGCAATGCGCGGATGCGTCCACAGGACATTTAAAACACTGGCGTCGCTACAAAACAACCCCCTCTACAAGAACACAGAAGAGTTAGAATACAGCGTTTCAGCAAAAGGCGCTGATGCGTGGTCTCGTCCGTACTATTCCGATGCCTATAAAGATGAGTTTGATAAACTAAACGATAATGAAGAGGGTATTAAAGAAGAAGGTCCCATTGAAGTTTGGGAATATTGGGGTCTATTTGACCCCAAAGACGACGGTAATTTTGAAGAGTATATCATTGTTGTAGCAAATGGAGACGTTGTACTACGTTGCGAACCTAATTTTTATGATTACAAATTTAAACCTTTTGTAGCATGTCCTAATTATCTTCGTGAATCAGAATTTTATGGCGTTCCTGAACTTATGGCCGTTAGGTCACTCATTAAAGAAGCTAATACCCTTCGCAACGCACGCCTTGATAATATTAACCTATCTGTTAATCCCATGTGGATTGCTGATCGTGCAGCAGGTATCAATACTAAAAGCTTGTTCTCGCGACCAAATGGGGTTATCTGGACTAATGATGTCAATGCAATTAGACCCTTACCGCCCATGGACCCATCAATTGGTTCACGTGAAGAAATGGCCTTTATACAAAATGATATCCAAAATGCCACGGCTATGGTAAATGCTGCCCCAGTTGCATCCAATTTAGGAAAACAATTTGGACGTTCAGCAACTGGCGTTAATTTTATTCAAAGTTTTGCAAGTTCTCGTATTAGTTTGAAAGCACGTATGCTTGCAGAAATGTACTTTAAACCAGTTGCAAAAATCATGCTTTTAACTAACCGGCAATTTGTGACTGAGGAAAAATGGGTACGGGTTTTAGATCCCAATACACCAAACCCATTCATTCAGTTGCCACCTGACGCATTTTTCAGGGCCTTTGATTTCCTTGTTGAGACGACATTGGAAAACGGAGGCCCAGAGGGGCAGTTTCAAAAAATTCAAACTGTTTCTCAGATTTTACAAGCAGTAGAATCTAGTCAACCGGGCACAATTAAAAGTGAGGTTGTACTCGAAGCACTATTAAGACCTTTATTAGGACGCCAAATTAAACGTTTTGTCAATAGTCCTGAAGAACGACAACAAATGCAAATGCAACAATTGGCAGCACAGCAGGCAGTTAATCAGCAACAAGGAATGGCAGCACCGCAACCCAATGCCGGGGAATCGGGACTTGGAGTAAACCCAACACTTGATGCATTAGCCGGTTTAGGTATTAGATAATATGCTATACGAAAATGAAGATGTTAAAATTTGGAATCCAGTTACTGGAGAAATGTCTGGTAAAACTGAAATTCTAGATGAGCAAGTTTTAAAAGCAATTGAAGATGCGCAAGCATTAGATGCAATGAAACGTAGTGCTGGATGGGCACTTATTGAAAGTTTATTAACCGATACTTGTTCAGACCTTAAAGAAAAACTAGTATCCGAAAACGATTTAGAACGGTTTCGACGCCTCCAAGAAGCCGTAAAAGCTTACCAGAACGTACTATCTTTTGTCGAGTTTAAAATCGCAGAAGGTAGGGCTTTGGAAGAACAACAAAAACAGTCCCCTGATGAGGGCTAAACTGTAGGAGGATAACATGATAGACGAGAAAATCGCAGCGCCACAAGCGACCTCGCAAGAAAGTCAGGCTGTTGAACAGCCACAGTCCCAAGAGATCTCTACTCTTGGTCAAACTGCGTCAGTGGAAGAGACAAACTCAATACCTGAGAAATTCGTCGGAAAGTCTCCAATGGAGATTATCCATGCCTATCGCGAACTTGAAAAAGAGCGTGGAAGGTTAGCATCAGAATTGGGTTCTACTCGAAAAGAGAGGGAGTCGTTAGAAGAACAGTATCGTACGCTTGAGCGGGAACGAATCGCTCAAACGCAGATGCCTACACAACGGCCTCCAAAAATGGTTCAAATGGAGGAAGAGGAACTGGACCCTGTATCTGTCTTCGAAAGTAAGTTTGAAGAAGATCCGAAAGAAGCTATTAAGCTTGCGCTTAAAGGGCTTAATCAATCGGTATCTAGCAAACTTAAACAGCAGTCAATCCAACAGATTCAAGCTGAAGGAGCAGACTACTATTGGAAACAGAAAAAGGAAAATCCTGATTACTCTCGTCGTGAACCATTAATGCAACAGCTTGCTGCTGAACTCCAAGACGTTGTTAAACCTGAATATCTTAACTCTGCAAAAGTCTTAAGAGCTTTGGATTTAATGTCTAGAGGTGCAGATGTAGATTACTACTCAAAGCAAGCCGTTGAGCGCGTGCAGAAAGATGGTCTTTCTGTACGATCTGAAAAACAACGTGCTCAGTCCGAATCGTCTTTTTCACAAGGCGATAAATCGGTACCCTTCGAAAAACTGTCTTTAGACGAAATGCGTCGGGTATTGGGACGGAGCGACGATTAGGAGTAAACAATGCCACAAACTACACTAAGTGCTGGTAGCTTAGCGCAACTGCACTTGTATTATGAGAAAAAGCTATTGTCAACCCTTGAACCTCGTCTTGTATTGATGCCTCTTGGAAAAAAACAAAGACTTCCAAAAGGAACTGGCAAACAGGTTAAATGGTTACGATATGCTGCAATTGCTGGTTCAACCAGCCCTCTAACGGAAGGAACTCCGCCATCTGAAATTAGCTTCAGCACCTCAAACGTAACTGCAGATGTTGTTCAATACGGACAATTTGCTAAAATTTCTGACCTTTTGTCAGATGTAGCAATCGACCCGGTATTGGAAAATCTCTCGGAGCGTTTTGGTATTGCAGCTTCTAAGACAATCGAAGAACTCATTGTCTCTGAACTTGCAAATAACTGTGCAAATCAGAACGTAAATGGCAGACTTAACTTTGCCAATATTCAAGCTGGCGATGTTCTCAACCATAAAGAACTCATCGAAGCCATGATTCGTCAAAAGGCCGATTTTATTGGACCTCACGAATCTGGACAATATGTTGTAGTTCTACACCCAAGAGCCGAATACGACTTGATGGTTTATGATCAAGCCGGTGGTTGGCTCGATATTAACAAAAACGTAGATAACAAGCCTTTACTAAATGGTGAAGTTGCTCGTATGTACGGAATGCGCTTCCTTGTTTCTGACAAGATGTTAACATCTGTTGGAACTGGACAAGGTGGAATCGATGTTCACCAATCATTTGTTATTGGTGAAGAAGCGTTCGGAGTGGTGGAGCTTAACGGCGACTCTATGAAGATGTTCATTAAGAGACACGGATCTGCTGGAGCTAACGATCCTTTGGATCAGTTTGCTACAGTTGGATACAAGATTCATGGCTTTGCTGCTAAGTATCTTGATCAAAACTCTAAACGAGTAATTGCAATCAATGGTGCCTCTGGTATCTAATTGAGTGTGGGAGGGGGTGGGATTTCCTGCCCCCGACCTTATTGTAAATGGCGTTTACACTAATACCTTGGGAACAACCAAAAATGTTGTTAACAGACTTTCAAGCAAAGCTTCGTCGAATAGATACGAGACTTTATATCGACTCCAGTAGACCATTTACTAGAGAAAATGGCTTAAGATTTGTCCCACTTTATCTTAAAAAAGCCCGCAAGTCTGAAATTACTGTACAAAGATCAGACAGAAACTCTGTTAGCGCAGCACATGCACAATACTTAGACGCTTTAGAAAGTGGTGTAATGGATACTTACATAACTGCGATTTGTCTTGACTTTATTCCAGAATATGATATATTCAATATGGAGTATACAAAATTAGCGGTCATGGGTTGGAGATCAATTGGGTTGTTATTGCGGAACATGAAAATTGCAGATATAGATAGAATTAAAAAAGCTTTTGATTGCAAAGGTCTAGGAGAATCAGATTACGATCGTGCCAGTTATTTTGGCAAACTAGAAATTGCAAAGAGGTTAGCAAATGTTTAACGGTTTATCATACGAAGATATAGTATCTCATGTTGTTACCTATACCGGAAATGAAGATCCTAATTTTCGTAACTATTTAAGACAACTTGTATTACTGGCGGAACTTCGTTATTTAAAAATGCATGACTGGAGTTTTTTAAGAAAAACAGATTTAGTTCTTCCAGTGGTTTCTGGAACTTCCGAATATAACCTATCATTCACACTAGGAACCCCCCCAAATACCACCACGTACTTAATGGCTGCTAATGAGATCGAAACAATTAGAGCAGAAGACGACAACGTTATTTTAAAACGAGTGATGCTGGATGAAATCCGACGCTTAGATCCAGATAATTCAGATGGGTCGTCCACGGATACTCCTGCCTACTGGGCAGTTGCAGGCCAAAATCGTATCAGAATTTGGCCTCCACAAACAAAAAGCATGAATCTACAAATTGATGGAAAAGTATTTCCGCAACAGCCAGATCCAACACAGGCTGGATTTTCGGCCTATCCAATTATCCCAGCTAAGTTTCAAGAAGCTTTTATTGAATATGTTAAGGCAATGGCTCTTGACCGCGAAAATGATGATAGAGCGTTGCAAAAAAAGCAAGAAGCTTTAACGTTAATACTACAAGATATTCAATCGGACTTAGAGGTTGATGATAGAATTCGTTCTATGGAAGAGTTTAAATATGATGGTGTAAGCGGTCTTTTGGATATACCGGGATTTAGACCTTGGGATTGATATGGGTACCAAAAGCTACGTAGAAGAATTAGAATATACGGATGCAAAGGGATTGGATACTACTTCTCCAATTAATTTGCTTTCGTCTGGTTTTGTTCGCGTAGCCAATAATGTTAATTTAGGATACACTGGTGGGTATACAAAACGAGAAGGGTATCTTAATCAATTTACACCAGCAAATCAACTTAATGGGTATAGAATTGAGCAAGGTTTAGAATATCGTAGACGATTTCAACCGAATATTACACCCAATATAGATTTAGTTTTATACGCTACAAATGGAACAACTGGAAAATTAGGTAAGTTGGTAGTAGGTTCATTTGTTGAATTTGTAGACAATACCAATACGCCAATTTCTACCGCTGTGCCAATTTTATCGCCAACAAATCGACCGTCATTTGCTCAAGTAAACAACAGTTTGTTTGTAATTAATGGTGCTAATGAGCCTTATGTATATGAGGAAAATGGAAACTATACGCGTAAAATGGGGATCTCAGCGCCAACTACTGCACCTAGTGCTGCTGTTAATGCCATAAGTGGAAAACTCAACATAGGGCAGTATTTGTATGCCTATAACTATGCATTTTACCATGATGGGCAGTTAATTGCTGAAAGCAGCCCTTCTGAAGTTTCTGCAACCGTTACAACTACTGCAGGTAATACACAAGTCACATTAACACTAACAGGATATCCACAAGCCAGTGATGCAAATTTATCCCATTTAGATATTTACATACGAGTTTTTAGAACTGTAGTAAATGGGTCAATTCTGTTTTTAGAAAGCGAATTTATTGCTGGAACTGGGTCAATTACCTATGTTTCTGGAGCACCTGTTACTGGAATTTCAGATGACGGTTTACAATCTGAACAACTATCATTTGATAATACAAAACTAATCGACTATGTTGATTACACGTCAGCACGTTTTCCAGTTGTAGCGCGAAATAGAATTATACTTTTTCACAATACTGCGAATATTGGTAGGTTTTCAAAAATCGGTGTTAATGGTCCATTGCCTGAAAGTTTTCCAGTAGCGAATGAGTTTAGTATTGAGGGTAAATTTGGTGCTGCTGATGGTTTGGTAGGTGCTGGACAAATTAAGGGCGTACCAATTATTTTAAAAGAACGTTCAATTGGTAGACTAGAAGAGGTTGGTTTACCAGACTTGGGAAATAGTGATGACTCGGTTGCAATGGTTTATCGTGAGATCTCTGAAACTGTTGGTGCAGTTTCCCACTTTGCACAATGTCAAGTGTTTGACGAATTGGTATTTTTAGGTAGAGATAATGTGTATGCTACTGACGGTCAAAATGTAAGACCAATTGCTACGCAAATACAGAGTTTAATCAAAGTTTCCGATTTTAGTGGGACTAAGGCTTCAAAACTAAGTGCTATAAATGACACTAAAAATAGACGCGTTTACATTCAAATTTTTAAAGATACAAACTCAGTTGAACCGGACGTTACATTAGTTGGTGATTACCAACAATATCCTGCTTTTCGTTGGACAACCTACGAAAAAGGTCCAGAAGCAGATATGCCCGGGATAAAAGCAGGTTGCTTTTTTCAAACTGAGGCCACAGTTAATGGTGGATTAGACGTATATTTTGGATCTGCTACGGATGAGGGGCAGTATTACAAAATGAACACTGGCAGGTCAGACTACAAGTCTGCGTTAAACGCGATCTCCATAACCCCCTCTAAAATATACATGAAGCTGATAAGCAGGCCATACATGCTTGCTCAACCAATGGTCACTAAACTCTATAAATCAGCAAGAATTTATGCCGAGGGTAATGCACAATCTTATACCTTTGATTTTGGTGCAATATATGATCTTGGTCAAAATGAAGTTGGAACAACTGAGTTTTTAGTTCCGGGAACTAACACTACTTGGAATAACTATAATTGGTCGCCACCTATAGACGTTAACACACTATTTTGGTCTGGCCAAGCTTTAAATGAATTTGTTTTTAGAATGCATCGTAAAGCAAAAATGATGCAACTAGCTTTCACACAAAACGACTTAGACGCTCCAGTGACTCTCCTCGGTTGGGGAGTATCGGGTAGTGTCTTTTCGGGTATTTAGGAGAACAAAATGGGAGTACCTTCAGTAACAGCAAGCGCAAGCAGTGCTACATTTCATAGTTATAGCGCAACCCTAGATGCCACGCCAGTTTTGGTATTTTCTGGCCGAGGAAACCTTTATGGTTTTTTGGTTGAAGATAACAGTGGTGATGACATCTTTGTGCAAGTGTTTGATGCTGCATCGGCAGGATCAGTCACAGTGGGAACGACAACGCCAGTTTTTACTTTTAGAGTAAAAGCTGATCAAGCTCTTGGGAAGGATGTTAACGACAGTCCTTACAAGTTTTTTGCAAATGGTTGCGTTGTAGCTGTAACTACACTGCGTAATAATGCGGTTTCACCCTCACCTGCTGCAACAGCACAGTTTTGGTTTGTAAATCGTCAACCTTAATAGGAGTCAACCATGGCTCAGCTTTCACCATTAATACAGTTTACAGCAGGAACTCCAGCAGTTGCATCCGACGTAAACGCAAATTTTTCAGCAATTCGAAACCACATCAATAGTGCAAATATTGATACTGAAAATATTGCAGCAACTTTGACATCTCGTGCTGGTGGACCTATTTTATTTTTAGATCAAACATCTCAAAATGAAATTGTATTTAGTTTGCAAAATAGCCAAACAAATACGGCAATGCAGATATTGCAATCTGCTCAACTTGCGTCAAATAAAGCTGTATTAAAACTTGAAGATACTTATACACAAGCTGCAGGTAAAGCTGAGTTATGGTTATCATTGGCAAC